TGCAAATGGTGAATGTCTAATGGCGGAATGATATAAATAAAACTATATCACAGTGAGTTCTTAAATGACTACTGAAGAGCAGTTTGAAGTTATCAAAGCGAAACTAGATCACATCGGTATGATGGGGCAATGGTATCAACGCTATGATATTTCTAAGTCTGCGCAAGATGTAAGAAAAGTGATTGATAAACTTGAAGAGGATTTAAATGAACCATGTGGTATGAGTAGAAAATAATGGAGGTAACTATGGCGTTACTTGAAGATATAGTTGATTTTTGTAAAACAGAATTAAACATCCCTCAGGATGTTTTGGTGTCAGTTGAGCGCGAAGATATATCAGAAGATAATGTTAAAGGTTGGACTACTGATTCTGCTGAAGATGATGAGTACGATATTGAAATAGATGCACGTCTTAGTTTCAAAGAAACTATCTTAACGGTGTGCCATGAGATGGTACACGTTCTCCAATTACACGAAAACCGTGAGCTTGATGAAAATGAAGCTTACGAAAAAGAAGAGTTCCTATATAAAAATTATATAAATAACTCTCAGTAGTTAATCCCTACTATAAAAAGGATATTTTTTAAAAAATAAAAAGGAAAAGCATATGTTTAAAAAACTTTTAGTCGCGACGGCGGCCATGCTATTATCTGTAACTTCTGTTGCTGGTATAAGCTTATCAGGGTTATATGAGGGCACACTCGATTCACACGGTGCATACACTCAAGATATAACTACTACAATGAAAGGTACATCTGGAAGTTCCACAGTTACTGTGGTTTTAGATGGCGCTTTTGATATAGATGATATGTATGTGGAAACAACTACTGGTCCTCTAACATTTACGTTAGGTGATAAATCTGGGGATGACCCTGATTCAGTATCTATTGGTGTTGTTGCAACATCAGGTGGATTCACAGTAGGAATAAATCAAGTCTCAGGTGGTTCAGCAACTCTCGATGTTGGTGGCGCACTTGCAGGTATTACATTTAATGTGACAGATGTTACTAACACTGAAAGAGAGACAACAGCTACTTATGAAGTGGCAGGTCTAAAAGCTACAGTTGTACATAATAAAGTTACCGCAGGTAACAATATTGATACAACAATTGCAACAACTCTTGCAGGTTTGACATTAAGTGCTAATCATGATTCAAATGCAGACGGTACCTCAGAAAACGGTGGTTCAGTATCTAAAGCTTTAGAAGGTTTAGGTACAGTTAAAGCTGAAATGTCTAAGACCGGAGCTGGTGTTACAACTAAAACATTTAGTTTGACACGTGGTATCTGGACAGGCGAGTGGGAAAAAGTAGGAAGCGCAGATGGCGTTACCTCTCTTAAGGCTAGTCTAGCATTTTAAAGGAACTTAACTATTAAGTAACTTCTAGGGGATTTGGTAACTATATCAAATCCCCTTTTTAATTTATGGAGATATTATGAATAACACAAAACTCATTAGTGAGTATTACCACCCAGATGGTGGTGTAGCAAAAATTTATAGAGTGATGACGGCTATGGACGGAGACCACTCATTTTTTTCAATAACATATAAAGATACAAATGGTGTTCGCATTGGAACTGAAGACTTTCCATATAAGTCTTTAAGGTATGTTGAAGATGCAGCAGAAAACTGGACACTAGGAATTAAACAATTATTAACGGAGTAAGAAATGGCAGATTTCGATTTTGGCTTTACACTTGTAGATGAAGCAGAGCTAGATGTTGCAAAAGAAGTAGCATCATCATCAGCAACTGCAACTAACACACAAACAAAGCTAGACAATTTATATAATGCTATTACGCCTCTACTTAATAATCTTAAGGCTAATCCTGAAAAAGAATATATTAAATGGCCTAATAGGGTAGACAAGGTAGAAGCATTTGAAGGTCAAATATTAAAAATATATAAAGGATAAGTATGTACATTCCGATTCAACTGTGATATAATATACTTAATATCACAACTTGAAGGAATTAGATTATGCCTAAACGTAAAATGACAGAAGCACAACGAGCGGCTGCATCAAAAAATTTAGCTAAAGCGAGAGCGGCTAAAAAGCCAGCTAAATATAAAACTGTTGCAGAAAGTGTTCAAGCACTTGATGATGACCATGGATTATCTATGGTAAATGTCAAGAAATATATTAAAGCTACTACAGAAAAAATGGCAACATTACGACGTGGTATTCAAACTGGTGAGAGAGGAGCACTTGCTAAGTATGAAGCAGCAAGAGTTTATAGAACTCATTGTCAAACATACTTACGTGAAGGTGTGTGGTCATTAGACTTTTATGGTGAGAATGAAGAGAAGCCAGTCTATTGGTCAACACTTGTTCCAGCTTATGATAAAGATGGATATCAGAAAGTATAATGGAGGACATCAATAAGAAAGCATTCTCAAATTTAGTTGAGAATTATGTTCGTACACATAGAGGTTGTCCATACATTGATGCAGTAATTCAAGTGTGTGAGGACAATGAAATTGACCTTAGAGATAGTAAGAAACTTATCTCAAAAGAGATTATACAACACGTAGAGTTCGAAGCAAAAGAACTCAACTTATTACAAGGTGGTAATCCTACATATGTATTACCTATATGACCGGATATGAAGCATTTATAATACACCATGCAATCAATCTCCATTTTAATGGAACATATGATTGCTTTAAGTATAATTTTAAAACAAATATAACTGAAAGAACTTATTGGAAAAGACCAGATAAATTTCAGTTAACTAAAATCGGTAAACGATTTAAGAAAAGAGATGACCTCATCTTATATTTTGCAGCTCATCAAGTAGCAGGTAATAAGTATAGTGGTGATATGATTAGAGACGAAGAGACTTATACTAAGTTTTTAAAACGTATAGATAGTATTAGTTATTTGTTTAAGAACGAATTAGAAGAAATTTCAGATGTAAAGTTTGATACTCTTTTGGAAATAGAAGAAACATATCCAAGAATAGTACAGCTTCATTTGGAAGGCACGGTGTCTTTAGAGACATTGTGTATAGTGAATAGGCTTACAAGTTTTATTGAAAAAGCTAATTCACATATAAGTGAGACCATCTTATGGCCGGACTTATATAAAAAGATAACTAAGTATCAATCCTTTTTAAAGTTTGATGACCTTAAAATGAGAACGATTATATTAGATGTCTTTAAATAATGATACAAAGAAATATAAATTAATATAAATTTTTAAAGGAGATGTACAATGAGTTTCGCAGACTTAAAGGCTAAGGCTAATGACATGAGCGCATTAGTTGGTGCGGCCCAAAGCACCACAGAAAAGAAAACATTCGGCGACGACCGTATGTGGAAACCCACGGTAGACAAAGCAGGTAACGGTTATGCCGTTATTCGTTTCTTACCGACTGTCGAAGGTGATGATTTGCCTTGGGCAAAATACTGGGACCATTTCTTTCAGGGACCAACTGGTCAATGGTATGTTGAGAAATCACTTACTACAATTCAGAAGGATGACCCTGTTTCAGAAATGAATTCAAAACTTTGGAATACAGGTATTGAAGCAGACAAAGATACTGCACGTAGACGTAAGCGTAGGCTTCACTATGTGTCAAATATCTATGTTGTTTCTGACCCTGAAAGTCCAGAAAACAATGGTAAAACATTCTTATATACTTATGGTGCTAAAATCTTTGAGAAAATCATGGATAGTATGCAACCTAAGTATGAGGATGAACAACCAATCAATCCATTTGATCTATGGGGTGGTGCTAACTTCAAAATGAAGATTGCTCAAGTAGCGGGATTCCGCAACTATGACCGGTCTGAGTTTGGTACACCAGAGGCTTTGAATGCTGATGATAATATATTAGAAGCTATTTTCAATAAGCAGTATTCTCTTAAGGAGTTTACTGACCCTTCAACATTTAAATCTTATAGTGAGCTTAATCTTAAGTTGACTAGAGTGTTAGGTGAGGAAGTAAAGACGCCGTCTGAAATTGACTACGTTGATGAAGATATATCTAATGAAACACGTCAAGACCCAGTTGCGGTTGCTGCAGATCCAGTTCAACGAGCTGAAGCTGAAGATGACACAATGAGTTATTTCGCTAAATTAGCGGCTGAAGCTTAATCACTAAGCCCTCTTCGGAGGGCTTTTTTATTCACGAATGTGCATGTAAGTGTCACCATAACCACCTGCTTCATAATTAACAACAGTTGTATTAATATGTGTTTGACCGGATTCAGCCTGAATTGCTCTATTTAATGCTTTCTGATCTTGAGTTCTTATATAAGCTGCTTGCATTTCTTCACTCTCTCTAAACTTTTTGACTTGCGAACCAACCCAAGCATTTTTACCAAATTGTGCATAATGAGTTGTAGAGCCAGGTTTACTAGGGTCTAAACCCCAACGAACACCAGTATCAGGATTTATTAAGTTGTTTGATAATTTAGTAATCTCTCTTAATCCTGCAGCATAATGATGGGTAAGTGCACTTTCACTTAAACCTCCAACAGCACCTGTTTCACCAATCTCAATTCCAAATATCTTTCTAGCCCAGTCAGGTATCATACCTTTAACCCAATTTGCTATTCTACCTGGTATAGCAGTAATCCATTCCCATACGCCAGTACGGTAGTCTGCACTTGTAAATAAACCTCGTATAAATTCTATGGCACCAGATATTAAATGGAAAGGGGCGGCAACCAATTTACGAATTAAATCCATGAAACTAAATTCTTGTATTGCTCTAAGAACATCACCTGTTGCACTTTGACCTTTAATAATAGTTCCATCCTTATTTGATTTTAAACCGAAGGCTTTCTTAAGAAGCCATACCGCTACATTTTTAACTACATCTGCTAAACCACCAACTATATAACCTAAAAGACCACCAGTAGCTTCACCTATTATAGTCATTAAAGTACTTCCTTCTTTTTCTGATTCTTTTTTACCAGATTTAAATCCTTCAAAAAGACCAAATAGTAATGTTACTGGCCATAAAATTCTTCCTAGAAATTTTACAATACCAAGATTCTTAAAGACATCAAAGGTTGATTTCATACCTCTCCAGGTAGCTTTACCCATCCATTTAGATATACCAGCACTAAAATTAGTAATAGGTTTAAATATTTTACCTATTCTTCGTGTTAATAAACCAGCATATCCAGCAGACATCCATGCTGCTCTAACAGGTAATGACCCACGAGGTCCAGGTCTATTACCAAGTGGCTTACCATCAACACCTAAACCAATAGAATTAAATGCTTTCAGTCTTATATTAGACATTCTAGTCTTTATACCTTCAACAAGACCAGCCCATCCAAATGCTTTCCATTGACCATCTACTTTTCTATATATTGGTTTACCATTTTTATCATAGCCAGCCCATTTCATAACACTACCTACAAATTTATTCCAACCAGCAACAACAGCGGGTATTACACCCTTACTCCATACTTTAATGCCCGCTAAAACTTGAACAACTTCCTCATGCCATTTACGTATTGCTAAATAAGCACCGCCTATAAGTAATACCGTAGCTATTAGAATTGGAATTTTAAATTTTTTCCAAGCATCTCTTAATATATCTAAGCCTTCTATTTTCTTTTCAGCTCTGAGTTTCAAACCTTCAGCCCAGCCCATGAAACTAAATTTTCTTTTTCCAGTTTCTAAATCTCTTTCACGTTGGTCTCTTCTATCTTGTAGTCGCCAAATTCTATCTCTATTAGCTTGCTTATTAGTTAGATTCATCGTGGCAGTTTCAGCACTCAACATCATTTTTTGAACTTTACCTTTAGTAGTATCTTTATGCAATGCATCAGTAAAGGTTTTTGCTTGACCAGCTAAATAACGACGTTTAAAGTCAGTAGCATCATCAATAATTAAACTCTGATTCTCTTCATTAACTTTCTGAGATGACTGTATCATCTCCTGACGCTTAGCTTCTTCAGACTCTCTCAGTCTATCGCGCGTACTAAGTTGATTCTGCTTTCGCAGAAGTTGGACTACTTGTTGCAGTAATGTTTCTTGAGTTTTTTTAGCCATTACATTTTCATTCCTTTGTTAGCTTTTTCATTTCTTTTATTTTCTTCCTCTATGTGTTCCTGTAGAAGAGCTGTATATATTTCCCTCTCCCATGGCATCATATTATTAATATCTTCTAAACTAAAATCATGATGAATCATCATCGAGAAATTTACTTTTAAATGATTACTTATACTATCATGAGAAAGGGCTATATAAAAAAATCAGATAACCCTTTTAACTCCCTATCATGTTCATGCCCACATTTTGCACACTTATATTTTAAATCATGAGTTAATGCAGGTGTACTATCCATAAATTCCAGTACTTTAGCAAACTGATCTGTATTTAAACTTTCAACAAATTCTACAAGTTCATTCTGAGTAGCATCTTTAGCAGCATGAATATCTTCTCCACTATAAATTGTTTCAATACTCTTAGCAACTGTATTAATAACAGTATCAGTTTGGGTTTTGCGCATTGACGCAGGCAATCTATCACTTGCCTTAAGCCATCTCAAATCCATACTAATATCATCATTAAGTTCAATGTGTTTACTATTTTTTATTTCTTCTTCACTTTCTAAATTAGAAACAAAAATTGCATCTAAA